GGAGAAAGAAAAGATGGCTGATATGATGCAGTTCCCAGAAACATGGGAAGAATTTGAGAAACAATACGGTTTTACTGATAAGGAACGGGTATATACAAATGGGTCGAGATTGATACCCTCATTCAGAGTTGAACAATGGCTTGAAAATAAGACTGACAGACTTCGTATGGTGCAGGCATCCGTACACACTATTATGAATATTGCAAAAACAGACAGTATAAAAGATAAATGTTTTAGAAATGCGGCAAGACTTGTTCAAAACGCTATTGATGGAAAGTACCAAGATTTTGAACCAATTCCAGAGGTAAAAAATGAGACTAATTGACGCTGACGAACTTATTTCATACTTAAATAGCGTTGCCGGTTGTTTTGACAGTACGAGAGAAGTCGAAGATAATACAATCGAAGCAATAGAGATTGCTCCAACAGTAGACGCCGTTCCGGTTGTGAGATGCAAAGATTGTTCATTCCGTTACACGAAAATGTGTTTTTCAAAACACGAAACTGGTGACATGGATTTTTGCAGTTGTGGACAAGAAAAGGAGATTGGAAAATGAGTAAATCAGTTCTTATAAGCATACACCCGAAATGGTGTGAAAATATAGCGAATGGGGAAAAGACCATAGAGGTCAGAAAAACACAACCGAAGATTGATATGCCGTTTAAGTGTTATATATATTGTACCAACGACAGAAAAACAATGCTTGAGAAGTCGAATTATGATGGGAGCATCTACCTAAATGGCAATATATACTATCCACATAAAATGGACTGCTCCCTTAATGGCAAAGTTATCGGCGAGTTTGTATGTGACACAATAATCACGCTATCATTTTATTCGAGTGACATATCGTTCTTTGATACCAATCCGCCGTTTACCGTTCCTGATACGTGTCTTACTGATAAGGAAATAGCGGAATACCTCGGAAACGGTAAAACTGGGTATGGATGGCATATATCAGACTTAAAGATATATAACAAACCGAAAGAATTGAATGAGTTTTATAAGCCGTGTCCGAACGACGTTCTGTGTGCTGGTTGTAAGCACGCTTTTGTTCCAGATGATGAAGACGAAACACTTGCTCTTATTGCCTGTGACAACAGAGTTACAAAACCGCCACAGTCGTGGTGTTATGTATCAGAAATGATGGGTTGACAAATATCATAAGATTTGATATACTATAAGAAAATCAAAACAAAGAGAGGATATATTATTACAATGGCTAACAAAGAAACGACAAAGAAACTGGTGGCAACCAAGAGAGTCAAGAATGTGCTTTTTCGCAACATCGAATCTCGCGACAACGATTCCATTCTGTACGCAACGCTTCTCAAAGAGGAATATAATTGTTCCGATAACATGAGATATGGTACGATGGAAAGGCGCGTGAGAGAGGGCGTCCTGCCGTCGAGAGACCTTGTTTCTCGGATTCGCAGAAAGTTGCAGAACGAAGATAAAACGATTCGTGGCACGCTTTGGAATAAGCGCCATAGAGCAACCACAAATTCTGTGGGTTGACTTTTCCCGCACAATGCGGTATAATAAGCAAGACATTAAACAATAACAAGAGGGCGTTTTATTGATGATAGTAGATAGCAAAATGATTCAGAAGGCAAAAGAAAAGTTGGGCGACAGAAATGCCGATTTGATTGCCGAATTGCTCAATGTCAGTAAATGGGATGCCCGCAATAAGAAGGGGTGTTGTCCGTTTCATACAGAGAACACCCCCAGTTTTATTTACAATCCGAAGTCATATAATTTCCATTGTTTCGGTTGCGGTGCTAACGCCGATTATATTGACGCACGTGTACATAGCGGTATGTCATATCTCGAAGCGTGTAAAGCGTTGTTTGATGAAGCCGAAATGGATTATCCAATGAGCGAGCTTCATGTCAAAACAAAGCGTTCGTATCGCTATCCACATGAAGAATTACTTCTGACAGATAACTGCCAAGCGAGGAAGTATCTGAATCTCCGTGGAATCAGCGACAAAACGATTGACGCCTCTCCTATCAAACAAGACGAGAACGGAAACATCGCCTTTGAGTATTATGATAGCAACAGCGTATTGACAATGGTGAAATATCGTCCGTCTCGCAAAATCAATAAAGAGAACGGCGATATTAAGAGTTGGTGTCAGAAAGACGCAGATACCGCTCCCATTCTGTGGCGCATGGATAAAATCAATCCGAGCCAGCCATTGACCATTACGGAAGGGGAACTTGATACGCTTGCTGTAATGGAATGCGGTGTTCATAATGTTGTATCCGTTCCTCTTGGCAGTCAGAATCTCCATTGGATAGAAGAATGCTTTGATTGGCTTGAACAGTTTGAAAGCATTATTATTTGCGGCGATAACGACGATGCCGGTGTCAAAATGCGTAAAGAAGCCATTTCGCGTCTCGGTTCTTGGCGTTGCAAATATGTTGATATTCCAAAGGTGATGACCGATAAAAACGGCAACAGACGCTCTGTGAAAGACGCTAACGAAGTCTTGTTCTATTGCGGAGCAGAAACGCTTCGTAATATGATTAGCGATGCTACCGATGCAGAGGTGTCGAGCGTTATCAATGTATCAGACATTGAGGATATCAATATCGCTGACGTTGACGGTGTAGAGACTGGTATCGCCGAATTAGACCACACGCTTATGCGACTGTTTTATGGGACGCTGACGGTTGTATCGGGAAAGCCCGGAGCGGGAAAGACCAGTCTGCTTTCACAACTGATTTGCCAGTCGATGGAACAGGACATTACACCGTTTTTCTTCTCGCGAGAAATGCCGAACTATCTGCAACGCTCATGGTTGTATTCGATTATGGCAGGACCGTCTCATATGGAGCGGAAAGAGACGAGTAACGGCACAGAGTATTATGTGGTCGATAAAGACATCAAGGATAAAATCAATCGTTATTATTCTAAGAAGTGGTTTCTCTATCGAGACGACGCTTCCAATAAGTTGGACGACATTCTGTCGTCTATGGAAGATTGTCTGCGGAAATACGGTTGTAAGTTCTTTATCCTCGATAACTTGATGACAATGGATATCGGAGGTGACGCAAACAGCGAGTTGAAAAAGCAGACAGAAACGATTAACCGACTGATTGCGTTTGCTATTAAGTGGCAAGCGGCCGTTGTGTTGGTCTGCCATCCGAGGAAGATGGCACAAGGCGAGGATGTCGGAACTTACGATATTAGCGGCACGGCAAACATTATCAACCTCGCCCATAGAACGCTTGCGCTACGCCGTATTAACAATGAAAAAGAGGGAAGCAATTATAATGTTCGTCTGAATATCATCAAGGACAGATTGTTCGGACACGCCAACAAAACGATTGACCTCTATTATGATGTTCCGTCGAGACGATTCTATACAAATAACGAGGAATTCAACCGTTCCTATAAATGGGAGTCTGCTTCTGGCGTGGAGCATAAAACGACAACCGACCCACGGTTGAATGAAACATCGGGAAACAACGAAGAATACGAGGATATTTTCTAATGACATTTTTTATTGGACTGCTCTGTTTCTGTATCGGCGGTTTGGTTGGAGGTAGCATTGTGATGGCGTGCGCCAATGGTGTTATTGCCAATCTGACGGAAACTTGGGTAAACGCGCTTGTCGCTCTCAACGCATTAGATTTAGTTGTAGAGGACGAAGACGATAAGGTGTATAAGAACGCTACCGTTGTTGTAGAAAAAGACGCAGGCGGCGAAAAAACGATATCGTGGTATAGACAAGACGACACGATTGAAATGACAATGGAAGAGTGGGAAAAAGAAAAGGAACAGAAGAAGAATGATTAACGAAAATGATTGGCGTGAACTTCTGCGCAAACTCACAGAGACATACTGCGACTTCGGATATCCGATTGAAAAAACGCTTGACAATATTAAAAAGACGCTCATTATTGCGGTTGAAGACGAATGGTATTGTATCGGCGTATATGACGAAAGACAAATAGAAAAAGGGGATAAGAAAAGCCGTGTCGGTTCTGATTAAAGGATATAAAATCCCATTCCGTTGTCAAGAATGCCCGTTTTGGAAATACGAACAGCCGATATGGTGGCGAGATGAATATATTATGTGGTGTTCTGTAACGGGTGAAGATTTATCGAAATTAGACCCAATGAAACGGTCAGATAATTGTCCTATGACAGAAGTAAAAGACGGTGAAACAAATGATTAAAGTAGAAAATATTTCAATAATGAATCTTGATGGCGCTATGCGTGCCTTGCGGAATCCTATGAACTCATGGGAAAAATCAGATTCTGAATATTGTTATATGACAGAGTGCAAGGACTGCTGTTGGTCGTCTATTGACGTGAATTGTGACGATGAAAATGCTGAAAATTGGACAGCGGGTATATGTTGTAATTCTCCGTTGTTTATGAAAGGTATTGTTCGGTGTTCTACCTATCCGGAAAACTTTGTTATCGGCGTTGAGGATTTGAAACTCTGTCAGCGTATGCTGAATGCAGGCGACTCTGACTCGAAGTTTATGCGACAGATTTTTGTCAATATGGATATTGTCGCACCGACATATTTCTGCGCAGAGTTTGATACTTACAAAGTAGCAACCGTTAGAAATAGTTGCAGTTTTATGCACAAGGGTACGGCGAAACCGTTTGAACGCTCCGATTTCAGTTTTGACAATGTTGACGAACATTCTATGGTCGTGATTGACGATACGATTGCAGAACTGAATGCTCTGCGGGATAGGTATCTCGAAACAAAAGATAAAGAAATCTTTTTGGCCATTCGGCAAATGCTTCCTATGGGATATAATTATCGCTTTACTTGGAGTGCGAACTATGCTGTTCTCCGAAACATTTATTTTCAGAGACGGAATCACAGACTCCCTGAATGGCGTGAATTTTGTCGCATTCTCGAAGCGTTCCCATACGGAAAAGATTTGATTTGCTATACAAAGGAAGAAGAGAAATGATTCAAGACAGTGGAAGCAGAAGAGAGTTTGAGAGCGGTGCGGTAAGAGATATTGCCGTAGGTAAGGGGCGTTGCGACCTTGTTCCGCTCGATGTTATCAATGGGTTTTACAGCGTGTACAGATGGTATGATTCTCACAGAGATATCAACACACCGTATCGCATGAATATCTTTAATTGTCTTAACTTATATATTGCGGAAGGGAAAGCAAACTACCTCTATTTTGCCATGGCTGAATTTTGTATCTTCCATACGCACTGGGACTTTTCTACGGCCGTGATTGAGTTAAGTAAACTATACGAAGAGGGGTGTCAGAAATACGGAGATAGGAACTGGGAGAAAGGCATTCCTCTCCATTGTTATATTGATAGCGGAACAAGACATTTTTTGAAGTTTTTGCGTGGCGATGACGATGAGCGTCATGACCGTGCGTTTTTGTGGAATATGGCTGGCGCCATTTGGACACAGAAACATCGTCCGAATTGTATCGACTTACCGTTCGCAGAAAAACCATCTGTATAATTTAGGTAGATAAATCTATCTATCAACAGAGGATTACGGTATGGCTGATAAGAAATACACAACAGAGGAAGTATTTGATTACTTCTTTGATAAATATAACGACGGCGATTTGGAACATTCCCTCGATGTGGCTTCTGAAAAGACAAGATAGTATATCCAAAAGCACGGTATGGACGTTGAGGAATGGAATGAATTTATCGACAATAACGGATTAGAAGAGAGTTATAAATTAAGATGATGTTACTTGAAGAATACAATATCGAGATTCACGATGAATTAAATCCTCGGATTTGGGACGGAGATGAACTCCGTCCTCGTATTAAGCAGGGCGTTCTTCGTGTTGTTGATGAGTTTCAAGATTATATCGGATACCAATTACCGATTGTTGACATTGTTTTGGTTGGCTCTAACGCAAGTTACAACTATACGGAACATTCTGATTTGGATGTCCACTTGATACTCAATTTTGAGAACATTGACGACAATAAAGAGTTGGTTAATATGTTGTGTCAAGGATGGAAGTCGTCGTTTAACAGCGCCTATGATATTCAGTTGGGCGGCCAAGACGTCGAACTTTACTGCGAAGATATGATGACTTCTACCAACTCGAACGGCATTTATTCCGTCTTGCAAGACCGTTGGTTGAAATATCCGCAACCAATTGAGATTCCGAAAGACAGCATTGATATCGAATCTTTTGTTCAGCCGGTCAAAGTAGAAGCAGAAGATGTGCTGAATTTTGGTTCTCTTGAAGATGTCGAAAAAATGATAGATTGGCTTTACTATCAGCGCAAACTTGCTTTGCAGACGGATGGTGAATTTTCTGTCGGAAATCTTGTCTTTAAGGCGATTCGTAATGAAGGTCTGTTAGACAAGTTGAAAGATAGACGGTATGAACTGAAATCGAAAGAACTGACCGTAGAAAAGTTAGATTGTGATATTGAATAACGTAGTGGGTTGACAAATCCTTTCGCTTATGATATAATAGTATCGTAAGATGAGAAAGAGGGGAAACGCAAATGAAATACTATGTTATTAAGGTCACCGCTACCGCAACCGATGACAATCTCAATTTCAAAGGTGCCGTGCATACCTATTATTGCGGAAGAAATCAAAAGTTGCTTGGTGGCGACGACGCAAATGGCGCACTCAAAGCGAGCAATATCCTGTCTTTCGAGAACAGCCCCAATCGTTCTTGGCTTATCAAAGAATACGGTTACAAAAGACTGTGCGACGCCAAGCGTTCCTATATTTACAAAAATCCTTGCAACGAATCGTGGTATCATTGGCGCGAGGTTTGTGAAATTGTCGAGGTCGAAGCGTAATGAAATACATCAACACAAGTACAGAGAACCGCAAGACGGCCGATAAGATTCACGATGAACTTGTCAAGGCCGATATAGGCAAGGTCGACGATGTATGGATGAACGACGAATACTATGTGGTATCGTGGATTCCGTACGGCAAGAAGAATTACGACAGAGCCGTTGACATTATCAATCGTTATATCTGGGATGATGTATGAAACGGTCAGAATTCGCAACAGAAAGGTCGAGAATATGGGAAACTACGTTGTAAGACGAAATCAGATTGAACATATTTGGAAAGTCAGTTATATCAAAAACGGTTTTAAGTTCCCCATTTTTGTTCGCGGAACGGAAGATGAAATGCGCGACTATCTCGAAAGTGAGATGGGCTATGTCGGCTCATATCACGCACTTACAGAGAAAGAAGAGAGCGCGGTATACGAACTGCAACTGACGGTTTATCTTGCGCCACGTGTCAATCCTAACGACGACATTAGGTGATTCAGATGACAGAGCCGGTACGGTCGAACAGAGCAACGGATTCCATTATTGAAAAGGCAATCCAGAAACACTACAATCTCGTCTATCGTATTAACAATATCGCATACGAACGTTGTAGTGACAGAGACTTGCAGATTGCCGGCGTGGATGTTTATTTGACATTCGCAAGACAAGACAAACGGAATTGTGTTGACGAAAAATGTGCTACGAATTATTGGGACAGACCGCTCAACACCTTTTCGATGGAACTTTCCTTTGATATGTGTGATAAACAGAGCGGTCTTCCTATTGGTAAGCGATATAAAGGTTGGTTTGTCAATCCGAATAACATTTCGGAATATTATGCACTTGGATATGTTTCCGCTGAAAGCAAAGAGAATTTGATTCAAGGACAGTTAAAGTCATTTGAATGCATTTTGGTCAACAAAGACAAAATCCGCGCTTATCTGAAAGACGCCATGAAAGTGACAGACCTTACCGAAGTCGAGGCAGAACTGCAAGCAAGAATCGACGCAGGCATAGGAAAACTCAATCAGCGAGGCGGATATTTCTACTATCCTGCCGATGGTATTAAGGTGGTGCGTTCCGAACAGTTGGCAGAGAAACCTGTCAATATCGTCATTAGTAAACAGACACTATCATCTCTTTCCGATATTCATTGTATCATTACACACCCGGAGAAAGATACATTTGTATATAGGAAGGTATACTGAATGTATTTAGCCGAAATGGAATATCCAAAAATTCGGTGGGTTGACAAATCACATATGATGTGATATAATAGTATCATCAAAGAACAATCATCAATTCGGTGTTCCTCGGTGAAAATCCGAGTCTTGGGCCGAAAGATAAAACGATGAGGTATCAAATATGCAATTAAACGAAATGTCTTATCCGAGAAGCGAGGTCATTGATAGGTGTGCTTCTCTTGGCGAAAAGTTTATAGAGCATTTTGAAAAGTCATATATTGGCGGCATTGATTCAAAAGATTTGAAACATCATTGTGCCGAAATGCAGTCTTGGTATGATACCGTAAATCGCATGACAATTAAGCCAAGAGCAAAGATGTTAGATATCGACCAAATGATTAACTGGTTTTTCCTTGCTGGTGGGTCTCTCGAATATATGTTCAATAATAACGACGATATGCAAAACGCTTATAACAAGTTTATCAAATTACTTCTCATGAGCGACGATGTTTATAACTCAATGTTAAAAGTTTTTGCATAAACACATTGGTGCTTATTCAGAAGTCAATAAGTCAAAGGTTGAGTTAGACGGTGACATTAGTTGGTTCGAGTCCAACCTTAGCAAAAAGTCACACTGTTCACAACCGCCAATAGAGACGCCCCGTTGGCGCAAAGGTAGCGCACGAGATTTGTAATCCCGTGGTTGTCCGTCCGAGTCGGACACGGGGCTCCAACTGCTTGTTTGAATAATCCACTAAGAGAACAAGACTTATCAGATGAAGGATTACATCGTGGATAAGGGTGACGGCTAAGGCATAAATCCGTCAATGTGAGATACCATTTATTTTTTCTTCCTAAATCTCACGAACAACATTATCTCCGCAAGTTAGCAAATGGCGAGCAAATATTGTTGTACAACAATATCGCAGAAACCACTATAATGCACCGTGAGTCCGGACATACTAATAGTCGTGTGCTGATGTGGAATAACGGCATTCGTGCGGAGATATTATCGAGAATGTAGTGTAATGGTAGCACGCCACATTTGGGATGTGGAAGAGCCGTTCAAATCGGACATTTTCGACCATCTTGGTGTGTTATTCTACAAAAATAAAATCAAAGAAAAGAAAACACAAAATGAGTAAGCACGACAAAAAATATCAATTAAAAGAGGGTTGTATTTATAAACCACAGTTGCTTTCTAACTTTTCTTTACATATCGACACCGATGACGACGTTGGTGTGTTAAATAAAAGTTTGGTAAGCGTTCATCTTCCAATCAAGAACTTCGGCGATGTTCAGTCAGGTTGTGGAGAACTTGGGTTGCAGTTTATTGATTTCCCTGAACTTCATACCTATTCGGAAGCGTACAATCTTGCGAATAATATTGTGAATGGCGCGGTAGACCACCTTGAGGTGATTGCCTACAATGGAGACTGGTCGCCGAATACACGGTATTGTATCAAACTTGGACATCTTGCCTCGTTGAGTTCTAACGCTTTTAAGCAGGCAGAAGGATACCACTATATCTATCTTGACATATCCGTTAAGGATATGACGATTAAGTAACACAACAATAGAAATAACACACCAAATATATAGACGGTTACCCAAGTGGTTAAGGGAGCGGGCTTTGACCCCGTCAGATGTAATATCCTTTGCGTAGGTTCGAGTCCTACACCGTCTGCCATCGAAGCACCATCTGGTGTAAACTTAGTGCAAAGTTATCGCATAGCACCATCTGGTGTTGGTCGAAAGACCAAAGCGGATTGTATGCACATTTGGTAGGGTTCGCCCTTAATGAATCCTTGTGCGTATGTTCGACCCTGAGTTTTAACAACGCAGACTGTCAGCCGAGGGGCAGTATCCATAACTGCAAGAAATGGGTGGCGGCTCGGAAAGACGAGCAATACTGGGGTGTCGTTTAATGGCAAGACTTGGCGCTCTAACCGCCATAATGTCTGTTCGATTCAGACCGCCCCCGCCATAGAAATTATTTAGGGGCTTTGTACTTAATAAGCGTGTTTATTATTTGATAAAGCATTTTACAAAGCGTTGGGTTTTAAGGTTTTAATGTATTGCCACTAATGGGGCTTTGTAAAAACAAATTGTTTTATACGAGGTATCATATGTATCTTACGGAAATGGCGTATAGCCGAGACAATGCTATTGAGTATGTAAGGGATGTTCTTCCCGAGATTAAGGAACATTTAATCAAATGTATTCTGTATCAAGACATGACTGACACGGTATCGCATTGGATAAATACAGAAATAACGCCGGATATTTATGATATTGCGACAATCAAGACAAAAACGCCTCGTGGTAAACTAACGGAAAACGATTACATTACACTTTTCATAGAGTCATTTAATGATGATGTAGAAGATGCCGCTCGTGACATGATGAGTTTTTACCGTCATAATCGGCGTAATCCAGAGTATCCAATCCGTGTACCAACGGAAGAAAATGCACAAAAGTTGGCGCGAGTCTACGATTATTTTAAGACGCAGTTTTCCAAAAACTTCTCTGAGAAGACAACGTTGACAAAAGAACAAATCAATCAGGTAATGTGGGGGCTTCTTGCATAATAAATCTGCTTCCGTGGCGGAATAGGCAGACGCAACGGACTTTCTTCCTATCAGACAATAAAAGAGAGCGTCATAATGGAAACATTATGAATGAATGTTGGCTAAAACGGCGAAAGGATAGGACAACGCCGTGCTAAATTGAATAATTAGGTGCTACGACAGACCGCCTAACGTAACCTTTGATATGGTGCGGGTTAGTGAAACGCTGTAGTTAAATGGGATTTGAGAAACAGCCAATTATTCATAAATGTGTAGAGACGATACACCAACTACCTAAGTCAAAAGATATGGTAAAGACATAGTCCAGACCACAACGCTAAGAAAACGTAAGTGAGAATCTTACCTTCGCCGAGGTGCGATGTAGTGACGAGTACATGATGAGACAAGAACGTCTTGGTGGCTATGGCAACATAGTGTGGTAAGAAAATCCGTTGACCGAAAGGTCGTGTGGGTTCGATTCCCACCGGAAGCACCAGAGCGAGATTGTGAGCAAATGAAAGCCACTCGCGTTGTCTCAAAAAATGGCATATGTGTCCTCGCGATAAGGTTAATCGCCCAAATATCATGCTTTCTTAATTCAACGGGAGAAGGGCCTGCGGTTGCGGCGCCAGTTGTGAGTTCGAGTCTCACAGAAAGCAATAGAGCCAAAACAATAAGGAAGCGCTAAAAGTTGATGTATATCTGCTGATGGCCACAGCGTATGCCAGTTAAGCATAAACAACTGATATACTAAAGACGAAAAGATATTGTTTTGGCACACCTATCCTCGGTTCGCATAACTGTTCATCGCACAAAAAGAAATTCCGTGGGTTGACAAGTCCGCTCCATTGTGGTATAATGATAATACCGAATGAAAGAGAGGTTTGAAATATGCTTACTGCAAAACAGAGAAGGTCAATCCGTCATAGAATCGCAACGCTCAATAGTCGTATGTCGCTGATGGCGATGATTGCGTTTGCGTGTATCCTTGCGTCTGCGTTAATTTGCGAATGGAACATCGCCGTATCTGCGGTTTGCCTTGTGCCTGCGCTTATCTGTTGCGTTATATATGTCAAAACAGAAAAAGAGGCGCAGAAACTCGAAGATATCCTCTATGACGATGATACAGAGAGACTGCACGAGACGACCGATAGGTCAGAATAAAACGGTTATCGCTTTACCGTATAGGGCGCAATTATATTGAGATGTGTGTTGGTACACATAATAGCAGGTTCAATCCCTGCCATCTCAACCAAATAGCGACACACAGTTTCGCGTGGTTCTGTTGTGTTGCGACTTCATTTCATCTCTCCTTTCATTTCTCACCTCCTCCTTTCTTTTATTCAACTACTTCCCATTCCATCAAAAACCACGCCATTAACAAAGTCAACTCGCGTTTTGGGATTCGTGGGTTGACTTTTTGTTATATCTATGATATAATAGTATCAGAAAAGAAAGAGAGGGTTTGTCCATGAAACTTGTCGATGTTATCAATCAGATTAGCGGAAAGAAGAATGGTACTTGGTTCTCCGTCAAGTACAAGAGCCATCCTGCCGTTAAGGCGTCATTCAAGAAACTTGGTATCACCGTTGTCAAGTATAGCGACAATGTGGTGCGCACAGGTGTTGCTTATGACAATATCGGCTCGGTTATCCGCAAGAAATCTTCTGCGGACTATGTACCTGCTCCCAAGAGAGAGAACAACAACGAGTGGGTTATTCCGAACAAGATTCTGTTCAATAACAACACCAATAAGTATGCCGTTCGCCTCGGCTTCTGCAACGGCCACAAGGCAAAGGTTTCCTACAAAGCATACGATGTCAACGGTAACGAGATTCCGTTTGACAAAGACTACGTGATTGATTCCTATTGGAACAAACCGACCACCGACCTCTCCGTTATGAATATCGCAATCGACAACATTGTGTCGATTGGTTGATAAGCGAAATAGAAAACAGCCACCAAAATGGTGGCTGTTTTTGTTGTATAATTTAGTATGAATTGAAAGAATCCACTGTATGAGCGGACATTCTACATATATCAGAACAAGAGGACAAAAACAGAAACAGATGGATGCAACAATTTGGGTCGCTATCGTTACAGCAATCGCCGCCGTGCTTGTGGCTGTTATTAACGCTTACGGAAAGGGAAAAGCAAGGCGCGAAGATTTAGCCGAGCAGGAAAAGGCCATCGAGAAGCACTTTGAAGATACCATGAAACAACTCGAAGAAGATAAACGTGAGTATCTGCAACGCGCTTCCGAACAAGTGGAAAAACTCGACGAAATCATTAGGGGCAACGAAGAATTGAAAGAAGGCACTATGCAGTTGCTCGGTAGCGAAATCGACAGAGTTTATTTTAAGTATAAGGGAAAGGATTCCATTCCTTTATCGGAGTATCAAAACATTAAACAAATTTTTGAAATCTACGACAAACTCGGCGGTAATGGAGAAAGGCGCAAGCATTGGCTTCAAATCGACCATTTACCAGTCGTAGATGACGAAAAGTAAGTTGTACGACGAAGTAGTCAAGGACTAATCGAAATGGATAACAGAGCATAGCAAATTTTAGCAGGGTTGTCAGAAGAAGAGAAAAAATAGGTTCTTGCCATTTTGGCTGAGTATCAGAAGAATGGTAATTCTGAACAATTCAATGAAATCAAGTATGCCGATTATGATGAGATTCCAGTTGACATCAATACCTTTATGCGAGATGAAGAATATCTCGGCAAGGGTCTTATTGATGAAAACGGAAGATTCACGGTGTTCCCATATTGGGTCAAAACATTAAATCAAATTTTTCCAACCAATGTTGATACCGCATATAATACATTTGTTGCCACGGGAGGCATTGGTCTTGGGAAGTCGTTTGTATAGGTTATCTGCGGTATCTATATTCTCTATCGTTTAATGTGCTTAAAAAATCCATATACTTTCTATGGATTACAGCCGATAGATATTATCACATTTGCCTTTATGAATATTACCATAGAGGCCGCAGAGGGCGTGGCTTGGAGCAAATTCCAACAGTTAGTACAGTCGTCTCCATGGTTTATGAAAAGAGGTACTATTACCGGAACTACCAACTTGGTATGGAATCCCCCAAAAGGAATCGAACTGATTTATGGTTCGAGAGATACACACGTACTTGGCCGTGCCGTGTTCTGGGGAATGGTTGATGAGTTAGATTTCCAACAGAACAAAGACTTGGAGCAACAGCGAGAAAAGGCACGCAAAATTGTTTCTGCACTTGCGCGAAGAATGGAATCGCGTTTTATGAAAGGGAACAAAAATCCCACGCTCTTATGCCTTGCTTCTTCTAAGACAGATTAGCAGGCGTTTATTGAGCGCTACATTGAAGATAAGCGCGGCAAGGGTAGTAAGACAACTCTTATTGTAGATGAGCCGTAGTGGGTAATCCGTGACGATAAGGACAGTCCTATTAAGTTCCGTGTTGCCGTTGGTAATAAATTTCTTGAATCCGAAATTATCCCTGACAATGTTGTTGATACAAAGTCGTATTTAGATAGAGGGTTCAGCATATTAGAAGTGCCGTCAGGTTATCGAGAGTCCTTTGAAGATAACCTTCCAAAGGCGTTACAAGAAATTGCAGGCATAGCGACAAGCGGAACAAACCGTTATCTGCTTGGCGCAAGAATACAAGAGGCAAAGAACTACGCATTACAAAACCCATTCAGTTCAGATGTTATTGAGTGCGGTTTGAATACAGACAATCAGTATTACGAATGGTTTGATATTTCAAAAATTGACCCTGCTATGAAAAGCAAACCGCTGTTCATACACCTCGATATGTCTGTGTCTGGTGACAAGACGGGTATTGCCGGTGTGTGGATAAGAGGTAAGCGGCCTACAAGAAATGGCGTTCCTTCTAATGACCTGTACTATCAATTGGCGTTTGGCGTCTCCGTGAAAGCACCGAAAGGATATCAAATCTCATTTGCCAAAAACAGAGAGTTTATCTACTGGTTAAAGCAATAGGGTTTTAATATCAGAGGAATTTCAACAGACTCATTCCAAAGTGTGGAAACTGGCCAATCATTACAGCAGGGCGGATTTAACTATAAGATGATTTCTGTCGATAGGGTTGATTCGCAAAGCCGTACTTGTTTGCCGTATCTTACGATGAAGAATGCCATTTATGAAAAAAGACTTGCTCTCATTGACATTCGGTTGATGACGGAAGAGATGGTTGGTCTTGAAATTGACGCAAATGGTCGTGTCGACCATAGCCCATCTGGCATCAATTCGAAGGATTTATGCGATGCTATCTGCGGTGCAACATATCACGCTTCTCAACACGCAGAAGAGTATGCGTTAGAGTATGGTGAGAATTTGATTGAACAAATTCCGCAAGTAAACCGTTCTTCCATCGAAGAACAACATTCGGATATTCAAAAAGAATTTGAAGCGGCGTTGCGACAGCAATTCAGTTAGCAATATCGCGAACCTCAATCTATGTTCAGCCCAGAAGTAGAGCGCAGATTGAAAAGGCAAAGACAGATAAATAACGGTATTTTGGTTTGGTAAAATAAATGGAAGATATTTTTGATAAACGTATTATTACGGTGCCAGTACAGCCGAAGAACATTGGTGTTGATACGAATGACGAGGTTGTGAAAAAGGTCGCCGAAGGAGAAGAAGCCACAGGTTTAAGTCAGTTATCTACCATCTCGATGGATAGAGATATGGCTTATAATCAGATTGACGATATGTGTAGTGACAGCCGTATGGCGTCCGCACTCGAAGCGTATGCCGAGGAAGCAACTTGTATCGGTAACGACGGCCGTATCGTCTATGTCGATTCGATGGATACCGATGTTGCCAAAATGGTAACGCATTTCCTCGATGCTATGGATATCGACAAGTATATCTATTCGTGGGCGTACTCTCTGATTAAATATGGCGATGTTTATATTCGTATGTACCGTCGTTCGGACGTTGAGCCGGATTATATGCGGAATAGAAAATTAGACGAAACATTGGAAGTCAATTATTATAATAAGAATGTTGACCCCTATGTTGACTACTGCGAGCAGATTTTGAATCCTGCCGAAATGTTTGAGTTAAAAAAATTCGGCAAAACATACGCCTATATTCAATGTCCGATTGCTTCTCTGAATGTCAACCAAAGAGACAAAACACGCCTTGCCTATATGCTTCAACGCACAAGGGATACCGGTGATGTGAAACTGTTTCAACCGACAGAGTTTGTACATGGTTGTCTGAATCAGTCATCGTCTCGCGTGGCGGAAACGCTCCAAATTTTTGACGATGAAACAGAAGGCGGAGATATTTATACTGTCAATAGAGGACAATCGCTGTTCTATAATGTCTATCCATTATGGAGACAAATGCAGTTGCTTGAAAACTCTATGCTGTTAAATCGTATCAACAAGAACGCCATTTTACGGTTGCTGACTGTTGAGGTTGGTAATGTTCCGTCAGAAGAGGATGCCAATTCGATTGTTTCTGCAGTCGCTAATATGTTGCAGACGAAGATGTCTATCAGCACAAAAACGATGTCGAATCTGTATTTGTCTGACAGTCCAACAGTCAACTACGCCGTTATGCCGACCAAAAATGGCGCAGGCGCCGTTGGATTCCAAGACATTGGTGGTACGACTGGCGAATCGGAAAACCTCGACGACATCAATTATTATCGCGATAAGTTATTCGGCAGTTTGCGGTTACCAAAGCAAATGTTCGGAGAAACAACAGGTGATAGCGCTGGTTTTGACGCAGGTGGCTCGTTAGCACAGCAGAGTCTACGGTTCGGAAAGGCCGTGCGCAGAATCCAGTCTGTTCTGATTGACACAATTACCGATATGATAAACCTCCGTCTGTACGATAGAGGGCTTACGAACTATATCGACAAATTCTTGATTAAAATGCATTTCCCCATTACGCAAGAAGACACCGTCAACCAAACCCATAGAAAAGAACAAATCGACCTTGTTCTCCGTATTATGGATTCGTTGGAAGGTGTTGCCGAGGGTAGTGCAAGACTTACCATTCTCCGTTATCTGCTGTCGACGGTTATCGACGACGCCGATGTGCTTACCGCTATTCAGTCCGAACTGGAAGAGCAGTCTGAAACCGCTGAACAAAAAGAGGAAATAGCAGAAGAAGAGCAACGAGAGGAACAAGAAGAAGAAAGGCCTCGCGGAGGCCTTAATGCCGAATCTCCGGAAATAGAAGAAATAGAGCCGTAAATTTAAGGAACAAAAAGGACTATTATGATTATTACAAGACAAGATTTACTTACTATCGTAGCCGATAATGCGGAACTTATCAGACAGGTTTATGAAAATCCAGAATCTGTTCTGAAACAATGTAAGCAAAACGGTGCATTAGAAATTTTCAACTTTTACGATTATTGTCGAAAGAGTTACAATCAAAAACATTCAAAGATTTATATCAACATCGTTAAAGAGGTTGAAGAACCAAAAAAGGTCTTGACAACACTCTCCGCACTGATTACGCAGATTCTTTTATTTGCCGAGCAGTCACAACATAGGGACATTTTCCTTAGACAGTCTCGTCTGAATGAGATTATTCGTGTCATTCAGAATTATGTCGAAAACAGAGACCTTACCTATGCAGTTAAGTTAATCAGAGACATCAGGGACGATGTGAAATTTCTCGAAAATCTTTGATTGTATAATTTAGGTATAAGACAACGATTCACGGAACAATTCTTGTATAATTTTGTGTATTGATAATTCCGATGCTGTTGGCAACGGAAAATCGTAAGGATAAATGTAATGGAAAAAATTGGATTAACAAGCGATACGCTTAATATCTCCAAAGACACGCCGATAAACATTAACGGTTCGCCGGTGCTTTGTACATTAGAGGGAGTTATTGCGGATTTCAAAAATCCAACTCGTAATGGAAGATTTTATTCCAAGCAGTTATGGGAAAAGGCGCTGAAATCTGATACCATCCAAGAGCAGATTGCCAACGGTGGTATTATGATGGAGTTGAACCACCCGGAAGATAGAGACGAAACGGATTTGTCTTGTGTGGCGGCCATTATGCCTGAATTACCGAAAGAAACGGACGACGGCAAACTCATCGCAAAGGTACACGTTATTGATACTCCAATGGGTAAGATTGCTAACACGCTTGCTCGTTATGGATATAAACTCGGCATTTCCAGTCGTGGTAACGGCGATGTCGATTACAGAGGTCAAGTGGTAGAAGACACCTATCAACTTCAATGTTGGGATTTGGTGGCTATGCCTGCCGTTAAGGATGCGCGGTTAAGTCTCGTAACAGAATCGCTTCACAAACCATCCTTAACAGAATCGTTAAACAAAATTGTAGAACAGTCCAGTGATGATGACAAGAAAGTCATTATGGAAAAACTGGCGCAGTTAAATATTACGCTAACGTCAGAAAACACCGACGAAGCAAGGGAAGTTTCCATACCCGTCGAGGTAGAAACATCTGACAATGGGGATATTACGGTATCGCAACTTGAAAAGCCGATTATTGCCGGTTCTGACAAGTTTAACGAATTGACAGATGCCTATCCCGAAATCACCATTACCGCAGAAGTAATGGATGACGCACGTGAACAGATGGAAACCAATGCGGAAGATGTGGAAGCGGAAGTTGCCGACAGTAATGTCGATAACGGTGTATCTGATGATGCCATAGATGTAGGGATTGAGACAGGCGAGAAAGCCGATGATGTCGGAGACCCGTTAATCAAAGACCTGCAAGAATCTCTGAAAGAAAGAAACGAACTTGTAAAGGCAAACGATGAATTGCAATCTGCTTTGTCAGTTGGCTATGCCAAGGAACAGCAACTAACGACGGAATTAAACCGTTGCAAGTCCAAGATTCAAGAACTCGTCGAATCCACGAAAGTGGTGGTCGGTTTACGAGCAAGGAGTAATAAACTTGAAGAGAACGTAAATCAACTCTCGGAATCTCTGAAAGATAGTCAGCAATCTAACACGAAACTTACTAAAACTGTCAACGTACAGTCGGCAAGTATTCGTCAGTTAGAGAGATTAAAGGAACATCACGACAAAGAGCGCGTAAATACGGCTCGCAAGTTATCCGAATCCACCAATACTATCAAGAGATTACAAGACGAACTGCAAAAGCAAAGGAAACTGTTTGAAAACAAACTTTCCGAAACCAAAAAGTCTGCGCAAGATGAGTACAGCACTAAGTTAGAAACGGTGAGCAACGAAAACAAGTCGCTCATCAATGAAAACGAAATGCTGAAAACGAAACTTGACAAACTTTCCGAGGCGTATGCGCATTCTGTTTGTGACGCTTATGACGTCGATTATGACTTGGTGGCTGATACCGCAAAAAACGGCACACCATCCGAGGTAAAGAAACTTGCAGAGTCGCTTGCTCGAAGAAGGGTTGTTGAAAACAGACTTCCCTTTACCAATAATTCCGTCAAGAAAATCAATTACATCAGACCTGCCGATAACATGACGGAGCGTCGTTATCGCAATAGCGACGATATAGGAATCGACGAGGTCGAACAATTCAAACATTACGAAAGGTAAACATAATGGCTTCTTTACTCGAAAAGTACCAGAATCGTCTTACTCGTGCTAACAACGAGTACAAGTCGAGAACTGGTCGTCAACTCACCGAGTCCAAGAAGATGATGACTGCCGCTATTCTTGAGAATACCGCCGCTTTCCTCAACTTCAAAGCTCGTCAAATGAACGAAGCGCTTGACAATTCTGTCGGCGTTCAAACCACAGACATCGGCTAAATTAAAAATGGCCGTTTAAGCGGTAACGCTTAAATAAATCTTTGATAATTTCAAAGAGAAAACCCTGTGAATTCGGTGAAACTCTTGTGTGTTTACGAATTGCACACAAGACAATACCGAGCCAAGATGGTGTAAAAACCATAAGGCGTAACGACTATCGAAAGCATAAATATAGAAGAAATATCTATATGAGAAGCAAGTAGAGTACACTCAAAGTTGAGTGGAAGTGCAGGGCATCTTGATAACGGTAATAGAAATCAAGATGAAGAGATAGTCTGAACACTATGGTGACATAGTGAGAACAAACGGAAACGGTTTGTTCGTAACACAATTGCTTTCAAGAAATTCGTTCTTGATATCACCGAGGCGTCTCTCCCGAACCTCGTCGCTCCTGAACTTGCTATGGTCGTTGACCTCCCACACAAGACTGGTTGGATTCTGTATCGTAAGTATACTGCCAACAGCCGTAAGGGCGTCCGTCTGAGCGATGGTACATTTGCTGACCCGCAGACCATGAACACCACCAGCGCCTTCCCTGCCGACAAAGACGTCCTCTTCGGTACGCTGAAGAACGGCCGTCCGCAGAGCGAGTACACCTCGTCTGTTGTCGAGATGGGTTCTGTCGCCCTCTCTTCTACTG